ACGGCTGCTATTAGCTTGTAGTTCATTCTATAGATAAAATAAAATAGTTTTATTTTATATATATGACGCAAATATATAAATTTGGTTATTCAGTTGATAATGAAATTAAACAAATATATGTATTTTCAGGCACAAGACTATCAGATGAAGGTTCTGAGGATATCGAATTAAATGAATTATTCGCGATTGAACCCAAAAATCCAAAATTCGATGACATGTTTAGTCAGGAAGAACTTGATGAGATTAAGTCTAAAAATATATCAGTAATATTCATTAACCAACAGATTCATTTAGATGACACTATTGAGACAATAAAAAAGAAACTTATGGTGAGTATAAATCCTAAAACATCTTTTGGTGAAATATATTTGTTTGTGAAGCAATCAAAAAAATTAAATCCTGTGTCAGTTTACCAGAATCTTACTCAAAATGGAAAATTAGACCTGACTAAAGATCGATTGAAGCAATTTCTTTTGAATGTTGATGGTGTAGATATAAGTACAATAAAAGATAAGGATATATACGATTATGATGACATACTTTCTTTGAATCTTGGTAAAGATTCAATGATGATAAGTAAGCCTATCGGGCAAAAGTTTGTGGCTGTGGAGACAACATTTCCTTATACAATAGATCCATTCAACGCTTTAGTTTATGACTCTTTTTTGGAGAGATTCGCAGAAAAAATTACAACAACTACAAATAAGAACTTATTAATGAGCACAGGTCCTATTCACGAAAATATGATATTTATTTGTATCGCATCTGACGTACTCAGGTATGCACAGAAGCAGAATCTCTCTGAAGAAAGCACCATAAAGATATATTATCCTTACTTACTAAATAATGATATACACAATTTATCAGAGCTCGATAATCAAAAGCAACAATTACTCACAGAGTCAGAAACCATGCTTACAGAATATTCTGAAAAATCAATAGAGAATGTTAATTTGTTTTATGATATCTTCCGAGACAGGAAATCAGAATTGCCTTACGTTGAGAAAGGTATAAAAGAAATAGAATTTACAATTCATCCAGAATTTTCCTTCAATCTTCCTCTCGATATAATATTCAAGTTGATTCATGCTACCCGCATGGTTCCTTTTATTAAGTACAACCCAGCGAGAAGGAAAGAAAAGATATATAGACTTTACACTGATAAAATAGCGACTAATGGAAAAAAAATTCCATATTTGAATAAATCTACAATATTTAAATTAGTAAAGTCCATCGGTAAGAATAAAAGTGTCACAGCCTATATAGAGTATCAAGAGGAGAATGAAAAGTATATACCAATTATATGTGAGTTTGAGAGCAACGGTGATATAACAATCCACGCTGAGTTTTTACATAGCATGAGTTCTGAAGAAATAGACAAAATTATAGAAATAGCAACGGAACCCATTATAAGCGTTGTAAAGGACTATCTCGGCCAGAGTGGATATACGATTAATAAATTTAAAAGTCTAAAATCATCTAATATTGAGATATTAGATATCAAATATTTGGTCCAAATACCTATTAAGAAAAAACTAAATCTAAAAGGAATTATTGGCTGCTTATCTAGTATATTTAGTGTTATAGGCAGCGATCTCAATAAAGGTATCGTTATGAGATTTAAGAGAGTTTCAAATTATAACGAAATGGATAGCCAGGAAGCTTATATTGTCGAATTGCTCAAGAATGGAAGTCGCGAAACAGAAATAATACAAGGACTTGTAGCAAACTTTGGTAAGTCAGCTGAAGAAGCTAGGGAAAAACTAGCAGGATTTGTGTCATCTCTGCAGCTTATGCAAAATGTATTTAAGAGTAATAAAATACGCATCAGGAACAATCCAGGATTTCTGACAACTATGGAAAAGGAACAATTTGATAATGTTCTCACAATTAATGTATCTGGAATAAATGATATATGGTATCTTGAAACTATACCAATTTACATAGATTCGTTATTACGTATTTCACAAGACCCTGATAGCATAAGCATTTCCGTTGATAAAATAGATAGACTATGTAAGGGTGAAAAAATAATTGAGGAAAATATAGAAGTTGACATTATTGCCCCAGTGCAAAAGCAACATACTGAAGCAAAACAAATGGATATCGTTGAAGGTGAGCTCACTTTCGAAGATGTCGAACCCGAATTCGATGACGGTGAAAATATGTTTGACATACTTATGGGCTCCGATGACGACGATGACGATGATGATGATGACGATGACGATGATGACGATGACGATGATGATGACAATGATACATCTGGAGGTGCCACAACACCCCAAAGCGATACAGACGAACTTGAAACTGATGTAACTGGGAAGAGTCTTTCTAACCCTAACCCTTTCTTTTCAAGAATGCGTGAACGTGAGCCAAAATTGTTCCTTACAGAAAGTGAGGGAAAATTCAAAGCGTATTCCAGAATATGTCCTTGGAATGTTAAGAAGCAACCAGTTATTCTGACAGATGAAGAAAAGAAGAATATAGACAAAAATCACCCAGGTTCATATGATGAAGCGGTGGAGTATGGCAGTGACCCTGAAAAAAAGTTTTGGTATATTTGTCCTCGATATTGGAGTTTGAAGGATAACACAAGCCTTACTGAGGAAGAAGTCAAATCTGGAAAATTTGGCAACGTGATACCAGAGGATGCGAAGGAGATACCTCCAGGCGCATCTATATTTGAATTCACGGATGAAAGGTACCATAAAGGACCTGATGGAAAATACATAGGACATAATCCTGGATTCCTGAAACCTGGTAATCATCCAGGTGGAAAATGTCTCCCATGTTGTTTCAAATCATGGAATAGTGATTCACAAAAGGCTCGAAGAGAGGAATGTGCCAAAGATGATGTTCTTCGACATGAATCAAGACAAGACCCAGAGACTGCTGATGACTATATAAAGGGCCCAGACAAGTTCCCTCTTGGACCCAATAGGTACGGATATCTACCAATTGCGATTCAAAAGTTTCTCAATACAAATAATAAAAAATGTCAGATAAGCATTACAAATACAAATTTAAAAAAGAATCATCCATGTATACTTAGACATGGTGTCGAGATTAACAAACTTCAGTCATTTGTTGCTTGTATAGCTGATGTAATGGTAGATGATACCAAAAAATCCACGCAAACTATAGTGGAAATGAAAGAAACACTCATAAAATCTCTTAGTATTGATCGGTTTATGACACTCCAAAATGGTAATCTCATAGAAATATTTGACTCCAATAAAGATGTAAATCTTGATAAGTATGTCGATTCTAAGATATATCAAGGTACAGACAAAAATGACCCAGCTCAAATGACTTTGTTGAGACAGGTAGTCAGATCATATGAGAATTACATAAGTTTCTTGCGAGACAATAATGTTAAGATAGACTACCAATACCTCTGGGACTTGATCTGTCAACCAAATCCTAAATTATTCAAGAATGGACTTAACATGGCGATAATCGAACTCAAAGATGATGACATTACAGATAACATTCAGGTTTTATGCCCATCAAATCACTATGCTTCTACTTTTTTTGATGTTAATAGGAAGACTATAATTCTTATGAAAATTGGAAACTATTTTGAACCGATATACTCTTTTGAAGATACAGGCGACGACTACCGCATTACACGACGTTTCAGCCTGAAAGACAAACATTCGCATCATCTTCTACCAAATATCAAAAAGACACTCGAACTTATAAAGACATCAATGGAAAATAAATGCTCCGCATTTCCAAGTATGACACCAACCGTATACAAATTCGGTACGAATATAGTTCTTGAGAGGCTAGTACATTTTTTGAATCTCAAAAATTTCACGATAGAAACACAGATCATGAATTATAATGGTCGTGTTATTGGTGTTATCGCTTCGAAAGATTCACTTCAAGGCGTTATTCCATGCTTTCCTTCAGCACCGATGATGGACCTTACACCTGATTATACTTGGATGGATGATTCTATATGGAGTACGTATGAGAAAACTCTAGAATTCCTTAACTACGTTCATAGAACATTCGGTGGCAGAGTGCCTTGCAAACCAGTAGCAAAAATACTAGAGGATGGACTGATAGTTGGAATACTTACACAGACAAACCAATTTGTTGCACTCTCAGAACCCGCTCAGGACATCCGAGAAGATGACATGAAATCTATCCAGTCTTCCAATTACGCAATCGCTGATAAACAATCTATTACCAGTAAGAATGTCGACACGAATCGTATTGAATATATTCATAAGATAAGATTAGAAAGTGGATTCTTCAATGTATTCAGAAATACTTTGCGAATACTTTTAGGACAATTTAAGTATAGAAAGACACGCGAACGCATCGAGGAAACGATTGCCGATGATACGATACCCTATTTGACAAAACTCAAGACTATCGATAATTTGATTCGTGTGTTGATGAAAAATATGGTTAGTTTCTCTGAGTATTCTCCGGAAATATTATCTGAAATAAAAGATATTACGAATTGCTATAATACTGGATCAGAATGCAGCGCGAAGAAATTTTGTCTTTCAGGAGATGAAGGCGAATGTGCTCTTATAATTCCTAAAACAAATCTGATTAACGGACAAGATAACGAAAAAGTATACTTTGGACGTATGGCTGATGAGGTAATTAGATATAATAGAATAAAATCCTTTATTTTTCAGCCAGAATCATTTCTAGCCTTCTCAGATTTGAAATATAATCTAAGGGAAAATGAGATTATTCTCCTTCAATCTCTCCTTACACAGGATTACTTCGAGAATTTGGTTCCTGCTTCACTTAACAATTATATAAAATACAATACATATGACACAGCTCAACCTCTTGACACTCAAAGATATTCAGATAAGATCACTATGAGACCTGAAGGAGAAAGAAAACTTACGGATTGTCCGATCGGAAAACCCAAACTTGTATCTGCGTCTTCACAATGGAGTTCAGTCTTTCCAGTTGGGAGTATGGAATTGAGTTTTAGCACCGACCCAATAATATGCACTTTTAGTCTTATTCTCACACTCATTCAGCAAAATTTCCCAGACAGCAAAATAACCAACATGGAGCTCAAGGAAATACTACTCGATGAGTATAATAAACTTTATAGTGAAAACAAAGCTGCGATATTAAAAATACTGAATGCTGAAGGGAAGAAAAACAGGTCAAATCAGGTCCTCATAGGGCAAATGACAATGGATAATATGATAATGAGTAGTGACTATTATATGACAAATCTTGATATATGGATTCTAGCTGTACGTTTTAATTTACCGGTTGTACTATTTTCCTCAACAAAGTTAATTGAGAATGGTCTTAAAATTCTTGTAGCTAACTCAGATGATACAAATGCGTATTACTTCATAAAATCTCCCGGTATTCGTACAGACAGTATTCCAAAATATAGGTTAGTCGTCGATTCGGAAGGAAAGTCCAAAATACATTTATCGGATATAAATCAATCAAAACAGGACGAGATTCGAAATGGAATAAAAGATAATATTCTCATGGATTACATCCATAATTTCTCTCTTTCAAATATAAAAAAACGTAAAAAAATGAAAATGAAACTAATTCAAAACTGAAGCTAATTGTATAAATATCATTATGAATACAATTAATTATTATCGGAAGAATCATGCGAGACTATCGAGGAACTATTAGATAATTCCGATTCTAGTGAAGTTACTATATTCCTGTGACGAGGAATCGGAAGTGCTGGTGGTGGTGGAAATATAGTTCCATTCAATTGACTTGGAGAAATATGCAAAGATGGCGCAGGTGGTGGAAAATGTATTGGAGATGTCGGGTTCACGAGAATCTGGCGTGGTATAACAGGAATCGATGATACAAAATTCTCGGAAATGGGTGGACTTGTCGCACGTTCTGTAACCTCTATCATTACATCATCTATATTATCAATGACATCTACAATAGTTTCATTAACAAGTTCCCGCGATTGTTCCAAAATACCCAATTCATTACCTGGTATTATGTTATCTGGAATATTAACATTTTCATGTGTGTGGCGTATGTCATCATAATCAGAAACAACACTCACATCGCGTGCGTTATCGATATCAGAGGGAGTTCCTAGTCCTAAAGGCCAATCATGTGATGCTATATCAGCTAATGCTATATCAGCTAATCGTTCAATACTATTGAAAGATACAAGATTTTCTTCAATTATCTCAGAATCATCCTCTTCATCTTCTAGACGCAATAAATGGTTAATAATGTTTTCATTTTCACTATCATCATCTACGTCCTCAGCACCATCATATCTTCTGGATATAGGATCCATAATATCTTCGTCAGTGGAAATATCCATCGGGGAAATATCTTGTCTTATAGTTGATGAATCATCACTATCGTCTGTACTCTCTGTATCGCCATATATTGTGCCAGTCACTTCATTAACAAGAAAACTTTGAGGAGAATGGTGAGTTTGTACGGCAGGCTGAATGTATCTCCTTGGTGTTGTTATTCTTCTGGGACTTGCCATTCTTCTGGGACTTGAGGGTTGAGACCCCCCTTGTCGCAGGCGCTGTCGTCGCGTGAGTTGTCTAGGAGTTAATATAGGTTGTTCCATTATAATATCATCAACAAAACTGAATGAAAGATTCTCATGTCCAGGGCGAGGATCAGAATAGTATGAGTTCGTTGGGCTGTATATATTGAACATCGCGCCACTCAAATCTATAGCTGTATCTGTGAAACGGTTTCTACGAAATATTTTTCGTCCATATGTCGGATTTAACTTATTAAATAGTGATAAACTTGTTTTAAGACGGCGTCTTGCGAGAAATCGCAAAGTTGGATTAAGTGAATATACACCATATAAATAATCTTTAAGAAAAGGTGATAATCCTTCAACAAGTTTATTGGAAGGAAACTCTGGATGTATGTTAATGTTTATAATATAGTCTTCGTAATGTGTTATCATTTTCATTATATGTAAGAATTTTTGGTCTTGGGTAGAGGTCTTAAGAAATATTTTAAGACTCTCATCACGAATAACGCATTCATAGTTATTAGAAAAGCTATCCAAATTAAAATCAACTTCAAAAAAATGATGAAAAAGAGAAGGTATAATATAGGAGCTATCTTTAATGACAAAATATAAATGATATAGTTGGGAAATAGTAAAAGGTACATTCGTATATGGGTTTTTAATACTTAGAGGCTCAACAAAGAAACCTGGTGCGTTAGATAAAGCGGCTTTCGTAATACTAATGATGTCAGATATGCGAAATTTATATATTACTCGAGTTTTGTCATCATAAATATGTGTAATAATTTTATCACTCAGCGAATCTAGAGAGTTAAAATATAGATCCGTATCAACATTATATATTTTGGAGTGCTTTACTTTATATAGTAAAGCGAAACGAGCAAATCCATGATAAGTGCGTTGGGCTTTCATAAAAATCTCCAGCATACTTTCCTTACGGGCTTGGTCTATATACATATTAAATAAGACACTTGACTGCAGAACTGAAAATTTTGATTTACCGAAATGTAATGAATTCAGGAAACCATATGAGATGAAGTCAGTATTTATCACTGAACTGCGATTATCTGGAAATGCGAATGCTACCTTCAATATATCTGTTTCTGGAAAAAAATTTGATGTTATGTATGCAAATGAGTTCATAATAATATCTATAAAGATTATTTTATATAGTTATTATTAAATATTTAGAAACCTGGTTCATAACCATCATCGCTTCCAAGGTCAGTTGTAGTAATGTTATTTATGTTGTTCTGTATTGTCAAGTTCGCAATACTGCATGGGTCGTCAGTATTGGAAATACCCTCGAACCCCATTTGTATAGCCAGCGACTCGTCGTCATCAACCCATTCTTCTGCGGATAATTGTGTAATTTTGTCCATGTCGAGTATTACTTGGAACGCGCTTGTTCCAAAATATCCTTCCTGTCCACACATGACATTCGCAGACACACCTCGCATAGGATCAAGCTCAGCATGCCTTGCTGCCCTCAGAAACATCTCAGGTGTTTCCTCAAATGAGGCTTTGGCGAGAGGACCGATGTTGTCGTTATTGATTCCATGTCTAAATATCGACACCATACTATCATTACAAGTCATGCGGTCACACAATATACTAAGATGATGATAGTTAATGTATGTGCTATCGAATTCAATAACTTCAGAAATCTCGTTGAAAATCGCCTGTCGGGCTGCCTCAACACCAAGCACCCGGTATGTTTCCTGAATATCATTGGTGAATGTTCGGTTAACATCGATATAATCAAGTCCTATAATATCAAGAAGATTCGTACCGACGGTGTCAAGCACCCATGTTTCTTTCTTGGAATACGTTCCATCTTCTTCGACTAAGGTATCTGTGATCTTCCGCGGATTGACTTTACTTATTTTCTTGATTCCACGAAGAATAAGATTGTCAAGCAACTGGTCTTGAAAGTTCTTAAGGAGATATATCTCATCAGATTGGTCGAGAGAATTGAGATTCTGTGAAGACTTCTTCTTCGAATTAATAACATTATCGAGACGCAATCTAAATATCAGCTTCTCAGAGTTGTAATCACTAAATACACATGAGACCTGTTCGCCATAGGAATTTTTTAGTGCGAAATGGATGTCGTCCATAGTAAGTGTTCGATCTAGCATCTCCTGTGTATTCAATTCCATTCGGATAATCCATTTGGATTTCGAAGAATTCTCTTTCTCTGTTTCTCCGATGCATCCATCTATGATGCTTTCAAATTCTTTATACTGTTCCATCGTATCGACATCCTCCTCGATGAGTGTGTTGAGATTATCGGGATCAAAGCAGATACTGATTGAATCAACAACAGCTCGCAGTTTCGTATGTTCGAGTCTGTGAAGTATTTTTTGTGCGTTGTCTTGTTGCGTCTCCTCATCCTTGAATAAGTGGACCGTACATGAAGGATTCTTTGGGTTCTCCGATAATGACAATATTTCTTCAATACGTGGAACACCTCGGGTAACGTTGGATTTACTCGCTACACCAGCAAAATGGAATGTGTTCAAAGTCATCTGTGTCGTCGGCTCACCGATACTTTGTGCCGCAATCATTCCAACCATTTCACCAGGCGCAACTATAGCCTTTTTATAAGCGCTAACAATCTCAGTTATGAGAATGATAAGAGCTTTTCTATTGAAACGCTTAACCATTAACAAATCCTTAGGAGTCAAGTAGTAGTAATATAATGCCTTGAATAGCTCTGTTGGCTTGACATAATGTAAACTCTCAATTTGATTGAATCCGTCATCAATAATTTGAAAAGCCTCCAACGGCGTAATATCGACCATAGAGTTCACATTTATATACTGCTGACCCTGAACGTTATTAATAATGTATGTGAATCCTACAGGCAAATGGACCATTTTGTTGTCACGGTCCTTGAAAACACCTTTCACAATTCCTGGTCGCACACCGATGATAAACTCAATAAGCTCTTTGCATCTTCCAAGCAGTTTATCCTTCTGCTTCTTCAACCGCTTCAGAGCAGTTTTTGTGTATGAAGTGGTGTAAGCGGCATCCTTGGTATCATCGCTTGGCATCTGGAAATGAGCGTAAATTTCTTCAAGAGTCATCTGGACGATTGGTAAAATCTGATTTTCCACCTTCACCGGATCAAATCCATCTTCACCGTATGAGAATTGGATAATCTTGCGCTTACTATTACGGACAGTCATATCATACTCGACCTTTAAATCTTCCAAACCCTTGATTAACCGTCTTTGGATATAACCTGTTTGACTCGTTTTAACAGCAGTATCGATAAGACCAACACGTCCACCCATCGCGTGAAAGAACAGCTCTTCCGGTGTAAGTCCAGATATGAATGAGCTTTCAACGAACCCTCTTGCCGCAGGGGAATCGTCGAACTTGGTGAAATGCGGTAGAGTGCGGTCCTTAAATCCATAGGGAATTCTTTTACCATCGACGTTCTGCTGTCCGAGGCAAGAAATCATTTGCGATATGTTAAGGTCGCTTCCCTTCGACCCAGCATTAACCATAATGACAAAACGATTATCCTTACTGAGACTTTCGCGTCCAATTTTACCGGCATCATTCGATGCTCGATTGAGAATATTATTCACTTGAGTTTCGAACTCCTGTTCGTCAGGTCGTCCAGTCTTGTTTTCGAAAATACCAAGGTGTGTCTGATCGATCAACGACCTCACTTCCTTCTTCTTTTGAGTAATGACAGTTGCGATAGCTTCATTTGTAGCGTTGTCCGCGATCAAATCGCTAATTCCCACACTATAGGCGCTTGACTTCATGTACTCGGTGATAATGTTCTGAAAATCATCAATAAAGTCTGCTGAGGCCATGTTGCCAAAGTCATTACATATTCTTTGAATGAGTCCCTTTGAACCATCACCAAGCACACCCTTCTCGATCTGTCCTCTAATATATTTGCCGTTTTCAATCTCAAGGACAGAATTTGTTGTCTTATATTCATCTTTATCTCCGAAACGATGTGTTTTGTATTTGAGCGATAAAGGAGGCATTATCTGACTAAGAATTTCAAAACTTGATATTTTATCACCTGTCGGTAGATTATTTATATCGACCTTATCATAAGCCATAAGAAGATTCATGGCATCTCTGGCAGAGAACTTGATATCTTCTCTGGT